CGGCCTCCGGCTCGATCAGGTCCTCGATCTGGCAGCCGAGAGCCTTTGCCAGCTTGAGCAACTGGTAAACGTCACGGGGCACCCGGAGACGGCGGCACCACGACTCAATGGTCCGAAGCGGCACCCCGCTCTGTTTGGACAGGTCGGATCTGGTCATGCCCTTTTCGATCAGCTTTTTGTCGATGGGGATCATGGTCACGGTCAGCGGCTACGAGAATCGCCTCATCGCACGGGCGTGGAACAACGATCACGCACAGATTGAGATTGTCGAGGGTGCCAACAAGACCCACATCGCCGAATATTTCCGGGACAGGGCGCAGCAGTGTAACAAATGGATTGAGCGGTACACTTGGCACTTTGGCGAGAACAGCCCTTCTGTCAAGGAGCAGGAGCAGTACAAAGACTTTTATAATTCCGTTGTGGCAAGATTGGAGGCATGAACAATGGATAACGTCTGGAATGAATACTTTCTCTTGTCCTACCTGAAAGAAAGCGAGCTGGAGGAAAAATACCGTGCAGAAGGGTACACGCACATGATCGTCAACGGCTACGAGGTCAGGTGGCCGAAAGGGAAGGATTTCACGGCTGCGCTCGAAGATCACACCGCAGAGTTCTTCGTTCCGGGTGGAACGTGGGAGCCGCTGGGCGATGAAAAGCCTGAATATTAAGGAGGGATGAATCGTGAAATTCTATCACGCTACAACAAAGGAGGCTGCGGCAAGCATCCAAAAAGACGGTATTCTGAAAGCCGGGCCTTTCGGGGAGGTGTTCCTCTGCCGCTCCCCGCTGGACGCTTGCAAGTTCCTCATCATCCGGGGAGTGCTTCAGGTTTCGGTGTTCGAGGTCAATCTGAAGCGCAGCGAGGTGACTGAGAGCCACGACCATTCCGAGGGGTTCTTCCAGTGCAAGGCATACACGCACGACGGCGACATTGCCGTTTCAGATCGGGTGCCTGTTCGCACCTATGACTTTCAAAATCTTGTAAAGGGGTATAAATCATGAAAATGGTAAACGCAAAGGGCGAGGCTGTGTATTTCAACCGGGCATGGAAGCACGGGAAGGAGACGTGGGTGGTTCAGGGCATCGGCGAAACGCTTGTGATCGGGCGTGATCGCCAGAAGCGCAGGAGCCGCACATTCACCCAGCTGCCGCAGGCTGAGAAGTACCTTGCTCGCATGGGATTCAAAGCCGCCCCTTGAGCCTTGATTTTTCCAACGGAAAAAACACCCCCGGAGAAGCGTGTAAACTCTCCGGGGGTGTAACTTTATTCTGAATACACAAAACGCCACGCAGGGGCTTCCTGTGCGGGCGCAGAAAAGGGCAGGTGCTATTGTGCATCTGCCCTTTGTTTTGCGTGTGGTTTCACTCGCTGCAGATCCACTCTGCATAGCGGAGATTGAGCCACCCGGCTCCGCTCTTGAGTCTGCCGTAGCTGCCCTGCACCTCGGTGATGGTGAAGACGTTCGGGCCACGGACGACCACGGTGGCGGGGTACTCGCTGCCGGGGCCTTTCCGGGCGGCGACCATCGGGACGGTCACTCGAACCAGAAAGGGCGGCTGCGCCACGTTGTACTGAGTCAGGTTGTACCGCTCGATCATGGCGCAGAGAACCTCGACGTAGTCCGGGGCGGTGGCGTACCCTCCGTCCTTGATGATCTGGGCGGCGGTGCGGTAGTCCAGCTGCCAGCGCAGCCCCTTGTACCGCAGGTCGGTGCCGTTCATCGCCCCGGCGAGGTATGCGCTGTGGTCGGTGATGGAGTCCTCGACGCTGGCGTAAACCCGGAACTCGGAGGGCTGCCGGACGGTCTCTCCGCTGCTGGCCTCTGAAGATACCCACGTCATGCTTTTCCCGGTCCATGTGGAGCCGGGCCAGTTGTTGCCGGAGAGGTTCTTCTTCATCCCGAAGCAGTTGTTGGAAGCCGAGGCCAGCGGAGACCGGCCCCAGAAACTTTCAATGATGAACTGGGCGAGGGTGATTGCTGCCGGGATGCCGGACACGACGTTGTCCAAGGTGGCCAGCGGTGCGACCTTTTTGATGACCGCTTCGTGGGACAAATACTTCAGTTCTTCTGCTTGCATGGTGCCCTCACTTTCTGGCGGTGTACTTCAGGCTGATCCATCCGGCTCCGCTCTTCAACTTGCCCCAGCCGCCCTGCTGCTGCACGATGGTGAACACCTGCCCCTTACTTACAGTCTGGGCGACGGCGTAGCTCGTGCCCGGTCCTTTGCGGACGTTCAGGCTGCTGGCCGTGATCTGAACGATGAACGGCTCCGGGGCGGCCTCTGCGCCCAGCCGCTTGTTGACCTCGCTGGCGATGTACGGGAACTCGCTTTTGAGGTAGGGGCCGGGGCAGAGCGTGGACTTGAAGTAGCAGTGCATCGTGAGGTTCCCGGTCTTGTCGCCGGTGAAGTTGAGCCTCTGGATGCCGTTGCGCTTGCAGATGTCTACGCACAGGTCGATGAGCGAGGCCATCGCCTTGTCGCTCACAGTCCAGTTCGGGCCGAGGGTGTTGTTTGCCACCTCGATGGTGACAGCCTGATTGTCATTGTCCGGGCTGCTGGAGGTCCATGCCCGGTCCTTTTCCTCGACGTACATCCCGATGCGGCCATCGGTGCCGATGCCGTAGTTGGAGCTTGCCTTTCGGCTGGTCGGGGCAAAAACTGCGCCGCACTGCTCCACGGTCAGATTGCCAGCCATGTGGTGGATGGTGATCTTGCGGATGGGCTTCTTGCGGGGGCTTGTCCTGTTCGGGCTGATCTTGGTGTAGGAGATCAGAGAACTGTTGCTCATGGGAGCGACCTCCTTTCTCCCCGGCGGGCTGCTGCACCAACCGGGGAAGGTCTGAATGTGTTAGTTTTTGGTGATCTCGTCGGCGATGTTCTCGGCCACCTCGTCCATCTCCTTGATGGCGGCATCGATGAAAGCGTCCAAGAAGGGCGTGACCTCGATGTTCTTCATCTTGAGCAACTTGATGACAAGAGCGTGCTTGTCGGTCTTGGGAATCTTGCCAGCTTCTGCGGCTTTCTCTGCGCCCTTGACCAGCTTGCGGACCAGCGAGAAGATGCGCTGCTCGCGGAGCCAAGGAATGCCGATCTTGGCAGCCATGAGCATTGCAATGGTGCCGATGATCTCCATGACGCTGGGAAGAATGGCGGTTGCGATTTCGGTGACATTCATAGCTTTCCTCCTGTTAGATGTCGTTCGTTTCGTGAGCCTTTTTGTTCAGGTGCTTCTCCAGCTTGTCGAGTGCATCCTTGCACGGGCCATTGCAGCCCTGCTCGATCAAGCCCTGCAGGGCACCTTTCAGGCCGTAGCAGAGCAGTGTCTGCTCGTCCTCGATGGACTTGATGAAGTCGCTCTGCTTGCGGTTGATCTGAAAGACCTTGTAGACGGCCACGATCACACCGATGATCACGCCGATGGACGAGATCACCGATGCGGCCCTGATTACGGTGTCGAGGTCAATGTACATCTTCCTCCACCTCCCCTCTGGCCGGACTGGGCAGAACGGCAGAACAGGCGCACTCGATGTCGTGCAGCGATTCTTCCTCGGCTGCAACGGCACCCAACTGCTGAAGCTGTTCGTTCTGCGCCTTGGCGATGCGGAGAAGGGTCGCCACGGCATCGACTAAAAAGTCGATGAGTTCCAGCCCGCCAGAGGAGTTAGGCATCCTTGTAATCCTCGCCAGTGATGGTTTTGTAGTCGTCCTCGGTGATGGTGCCCTTTTTGACGCGGGCTGCGATTCCAGCCTTGGTCAGACGACCGTGTTCATAGAGGCGGGACAGGCTCTCAACTAAAGTAGTAGCAGTCATAATTACAAAACCCCCTGTTCGATCAGCTGCATGGTGTAGTCGTCAATGGCCTTGCTGGTGTCGATCTCAGTGATCGATGCCAGCATCTGATACTCGGAGAACGTGATCTCCCGGCTCTCGCACTTGTAGTCGGTGTAGGCCGGAGTGCCGTCCTGTTCGGGATGCTCCACGGCGGTGATGTTGCGCCGCTGGATGTAGGTCTCCGGGCCGATGATCTGGAGTTCTTCAGGCTGGCTGGAGCATACTTCGGGTACCCAAGGTTTCATGGTTCTTTTTCCTCCGATCTAATTTTGAGATGATTTCTTTGAGCTTGCCGATCTTCACGTTCGGTTTGATCCTGCGCTTGAAGCACTCGTAGGTGTCGGTGCAAGAAAACCAGCCCATGTAGCTCAGCATGGCTGCGATGTTGTGGCGGCAGTAGCTACGCCCTGCCTCTTTCGCCTTGTGGAGGTGCCGGGCCGTCTGTGTGGCCTTGAGCATGATCCGCTTGCGAATGATGGTCTTGTCCCGGTAAAATACAAAGCCCATAAAATCCAGAGGTCGGCCCATTGCTTTCCGCTTGCCCTGATAGAAGAACTTGCAGACCTGCCTGTTCTTCTTCAACTTCAAACGGAACCGCTGCCCCAGCATCTTTCGGATCTGAACGTCGGCATTGTGCAGGGCTTTCTTGGCCGCTGCATAAATTGTCACGTCGTCCATGTACCGCACGAGTTTGTCGAGGCCGAGGGTCTCGGTTATCAACTTGTCGAGCGGCTCCAGCAGGTAGTTGGCCAGCCATTGCGAAATGTAGAACCCCAGCGGGATGCCCTTTTTGAACTCCCGGAGGCACAGCCAGATGACGTGGAGAAACCATTCATCCTTGATCCTGATTGCAAGCTCCCGCATCAAAACGTCCAGCCGGATGCTGTCGTAAAAATGCCGGATGTCAACTTTCAGGAAGTTCCGGGTCCCTTTCGGGTCTGAACGGAGCCACTTCTCAATCCTCCGCTTGGCGTAATGTGCGCCGCGTTTCGGGAAGCTGCCGCAGCTGTACTTGTATGCGGTGCCGGTGATGATCGGCTCCAGCACCAGCACGATGATGTGGTGCAGCCATTGTTCGTGGATCTCCGGCTCAAAGATCTTCCGAATCTTACCGTGTTCGTAGATGATCTTCGGGGTGTGCTTATGGGGCTTGAATCCGAGTTTCGGGTTCTGGACTTCTACTCCATCGGGTTTGGTGTTCAAAATCATATCGTGCATCTTCTGAACTTCGTCGTCCAGATGGGCATCGATATACTTTACCTCCGCTCGGCGTGTTTTGCCTTTCCGAAGGTTCTTGTATGCCTTGCGGATTGTTTTCTCCGAAAGCATTGCTTGATACAGATACTTGTACTCTTTCAACTTGTACGCCTATAAGATATTCTTTCTTCTATCTCCTGCACCCGGCAGGTGCGACCGCTTTACCGGGTGCCCTGTATCGGACCTATTTCCACTCATCTTTCCAATTATGGCGAGTAAGCCGTATTTCAACGGTCAGCGGTGTAGGCTGCGCCCATCATGGCGCAGTGCATAAAATGCAGAGTG